ATTGGCCGCTGACTTGGCAGCGCCTGCGCCGATTAAAGCGTTGCCTACCAATGCCGCAGGCATCAAGTAATTGCTTGCGCCTGCGCCAAATAACCCCGCACCTGCGCCTGCGCCTGCGCCATACCCCCCTGCTTCGCCAAGCGCTTGCGGTGCGCCGGAGCCAAATAAATTACTAAAGAAACCGCCGCCTTCTGCCGGTGATAAAGCCGCAACTTGATTGCCGCCTAGCGCAGCGACATTACTTACATTGGCAGCTTCACCCAAGCCGGGCGGCAATCCATAAGCCATTGCCGCCATTGCCGCAAGAGGTTTGACGGCGTTGTAGCTGACTTTTTGTTGAGTGCCTGCGCCAGTGTATTGGCCCGATGGGTCATACTGAGCAAATGGCGTTCCCATACCGCCACCAGGCATCGTGGCGTAGTAGCCTTGAAGTGCGTCGCCTTGCCCCGCACCGGCCTCACCACCAGACGAATCACCAAAATTACCTTGGTACGTTGTGCCCCCAATGTTGACAGAACCCCCACGCCCAGCCTTAGTGATCTGCGCCATTTGTTCTGGCGTTAGATTTTGCGGGGTTAGGCTCGATTGTAGGTCAGTCCAAAAGCTCATAGTATTACTCCAGTAACAAGCAGTTATTGGCCGCTGCTTGCATTATTAACCAATTCGTGCCATCTGACACCAAAGTTGCCCAATTTCCGGGCACACCCAATAAAATATCCACCGCTGCTGCGCCGCCAATACGGGGCACAACATTGGCTGACGCAGACACCAACGTCTGCGTCTGGTAGTTTAAGAAAGTCACCGCACGCCCAGGCCAACTCGCCGCCGCAGGCAGCGTCACCGTGCAAGTTGACGTTGACTTGTTGTTGATCACCCAGTTCTCAGTCGCCGCAAGTGTGAAATCCGCTGTCTTGGTAACCGGAGCTGATGTGGCGCTGGACGCAATCGTCACCGCCCCCGCCCCGTTTGTCACCGTAATGCCTGCGCCAGCAGTCAAAGTTGACTTGGCTAGGGTATTGCCTGTGGTATTGCCAATCAACAACTGCCCGTCCGTGTAACTGATCTGGCCCGTGCCGCCGTTGTTCACATCTAGCGTGCCAGCCAGCACCACAGCCCCTGTAGTCGGCGTAGCGGGTGTCAGGCCAGTAGCACCTGCGCTGAAGCTCGTAACGCCGCTGGAGGCGATTGTGATCGTTCCGGGGCCGTTGGTAATCGCTATTCCCGTGCCTGCGGTCAGATTGTTGACATCGTAGGCCGTCCCTGTGCCGATCAGCAGTTGGCCAGCCGCCGGTATGACATCCGTTCCAGTACCGCCGTTGATAATGGGGGTAATCCCTAATCCGCTACCTGTGATGGTGTAGAGGTTGTAGAAAAACCGATACCACGCCACCGACATTGTATTCGTGCGCTCATCAATGAGGGGCACACGAGGCGCAATGATCTGCGTGATGTTAGGCGTTGTTGCCATGCTCAAGCATTCGTTGGTGAGAGCAGCAGTTCAGCGCCCATCACGGCAAGTTTGACTGGATCAGTTCCCGAAATCTCATAGACCCTATCGCGCAACTTGAGCGTCATCCCCAAGCGCCGCCAGAAGACGCGCCGGTAATACTCGCCCAGCTTGCCCATGCTGGCCCAAGTTTCATTGGACCATGTGTGACCGCCATCGTCTGACCAGCGCAGCATGACCTGCGGGTTGTAGCCGGGTGCGGCTGGGTAGCCAACAGTTGTCAGGTACAGACCGTCTTCAGTGACCAGCTCTAGGCCAGCCTCAGTCTTTAACTCCTCTGGCTCATAGCCTGGGTAGAGGTTCAGACCCGTACCCGACTGGCAGTCCAGTTGCAGGCTGTGGTGCGCTGTACGCTTTAAAGTGTTCTGACCCGTTGGCAGCGCACGCCATGAGCGCAGCCACTTTTGAATCTGGCCGTTGTCAGCGTAAGTGTCAAGGTCCAATGTGTAGATGTTGCCGTTCTGGTAATCGCCAACAATGGTGTTGCCGCCAAAGTTGCACTGGCAGTTGCTGCGGTGACGGGTAAATTCGCCGTTGTCAAAGCCAGCCCTTTCGTGCCACGCCTTGGTCGCCACATCGTAGACCCAAGTTGCGTTGCCGGTAGGAAAACTGATCACATAAAAGGCATGGCCTTCTTGCTGATAGGTGTAGGCCACAGCGTCCGAGATGTTGCCGTACTGGGCAATCGCATACTCTACCGCATGGGTAGAAACCCTAGCGCCGGTGTAGCCATTGGCACGATAGACAATACCTTGCCCCCGAGCGTCTGTGCCCAGCCAGAACAAGCCGTTGTCCAGCTTGGCAACGCTAAAGGCCGCAACGCAGCCGATCTCATTGAAAGCGCCTTGGATGCGGGTTAGGGGAAAGTCAGGAGGCGCAATCCCTGCGTCATACCAGACCTCAACCGAATCAGTCCCAAACAGCCACGCCTCACGGTGGTCCACATTGACGGCCACTAGCCCATCTGGTGAGCCTTCAGCGCTGGCAAACTCTTGGGGGATCAGGCCGTTGTACAGGTCAGTGACCCAGACCTTTTGGGAGTTTGGCTCGTTGTAGACGAAATAGCCGTCCAGATAGCCCACGGTGACAGCGCCTGCAAAGGCAGGGTCTGTGATCTGTGTGAATGTGTTTGCCGCCTCATCGTAGATGAAAGCGTCAGGGTTGCAGGCAAAGAACAGTTGCGTGCCGTTGTCGGCAATCGAGACTGGCCCCGAGCCAGAGACTGTGCCCAGCAGTATGGGCGTGCCGGTCATGCTTTCAAGTTTATAGACTTTCTGGCCGCTGACGACATAAAAATCCGACCCATTGGTCTGGTGCGCCCACAGCGCCCTGATTGGCCCATCGCCCACGGTCTGCAAAAAGTTTAAGCCTGGCGCACGGTTAAGAAACGCCGCCTCCTTGCCGCCCTCGGGGATAACCTCGGGGAACATATTGACCATGCGGTTATCCGCAGCGTTGATGCTGCGGGCGACATAGCTAGAGCCAAGGATGGGTGTTTTCATGTCAGACGTAGCTCGGATACCATTTGGCGGTTCCGCTGTCATAGACCATCGTAAGCGCCCTGTTGACAACTGCCGTTCCTGCCACTGCAATGTTTCCTGCTGTTGTCCAAGTAAAAGCGCCTGTTGGGATCAAGGTGATGGAGCCGCCGCCCTGCGTCAACAAGGTTACGGGGGTGATTGTGACAACAGCAGTCGTACCGCTTATGAAAGTGGTTGGGCCTGTCGGCGCAATGGTTGTTGCGCTTGCGATTGTCGATGCGCTTGCAGTTGTAGCCGTAATGCCCAAGACCGCAAAGGCCGCATTGACCCGCAGAATCTGACTAGAAGGCGTAGCGTCAAACGTCCCATACATCAGGGACTGCGCTTTGTCTCCTGCTGTGTTTGTGCGGTTTTGGTTGTTCACATAGAAAGTATTGGAGCCTGTCTCGTAGGTTCCAGCGTATGTGCCAATGGCGACATTACCCGTCCCCGTTACGTTGCTTAGTGCTATCCAGCCAACGGCCGTGTTGTAGTCGCCGTTTGAATTTGAAAACAAACTTTGGTAGCCTACGGCGGTGTTGCCATCGCCGCCAAGGTTGGTGTTAAGGGCTTGATCTCCGACAGCCGTGTTTTTAGTGCCTACTTGATTGGTCAGCATGGCCCTGTAGCCAACGGCCACATTCTCATCGCCGGTCGTGTTTGCCGCTAAAGCACTTGTGCCAAAAGCAGAATTGGTGCTGATTGCGCCCAGTCCCCTGCCCACGGTCAGACCTTGGACAACTGCGCCGCCTGTGAGGGTGGACACGCCCGTCACGCCAAGGGTTGTACTTAGCGAAAGGCTTGTGCCTGTAGCGGCCCCAAGCACAGGCGTGACCATTGTCATGCTGGTGCTGGTGCAAGCGCTGATATTGCCGCTGGCCACAGTCCCAAGCGCAGGAGTGACCATTGCGGGGCTTGTAAACAGCAGCGTCTTTGAGAGTTGCTTGGTTACGCCCGATTGAACAATTGGCAGCACATCTGCGCCAGCCATGCTTGTGGCTACAGGTAGAGAGGAGATTGCAATGGTGGTCATATCAATAATCCTGACATTGGTGCTATACTCCTATTCACACTAAAAGGAGTTAAGCTATGGAAACGTGGAAACCAGTTTTTGGCTTTGAGGGCTTGTACGAAGTCAGTGATTTTGGAAACGTGCGCCGTATTGCCAGAGGCAAAACACTTGACGCCGCCAAAATTCCTGAAGCTAAACAAATGTTTGAACATGGCGCTACCCTTAAACAAGTCGCTGAGTTTTTGGGAACCAGCATACCCACGGCGCATTCTATCAAGCTGGGTAAAACTTGGGCGGGCAATGCGGCTTACCGTTTGACAAAAGTTCAATTGCTTAAGGGATATTTCGTTGCCAGCTTGTGCAAAAATGGAAAATACATTCGGCGTGGCGTGCATCGCATGGTGTGGGAATCGTTTAAAGGGCGCATTGAAAACCGATTGGAAATAAACCACAAAGACCTTGACCGCGCCAACAATCAATTGAATAACTTGGAATTGACTACGCATAGGGAAAATGTTAACCATGCACACGCCATCTACGCGCAAGAACGTTTGCATTTGCCCAAAGGACAACGCAGCGGCCCACGCAGTAAGTATGCTAAAATTAAACATTCCTAGTAGTTCCCTGCGTAAATATTAAAGCGCTGACGAGTCGCCACGATAGCGTATGGCATTGACATCACATCGTCAGGGTTGTTAATCCGCTTGATGTCACGCTTAGAAGTCATGGCAATGCGCTGGACTTGTGGGCTAGGCTCCACGCCAAACTCAGGCGCAAATTCCATCGCCAAGTTGTAGACGAACGCACGCAGATAGCCAGGTGGGAAGGTCAAGTCCGTCACCAAGGTGGCCGGTTGGCTTAACTCTTCAACGCTGACAAAATGCCACTCCAAGTCCCTTGTAGGCTTGGGGTAGATCGTCATCGTGATGTTAGGGTATTCCATGTTGATCCACATGACCTGCGGGTATGTGGATGTCACGGTCTTTACAGCAATACCGTTGTACTGCTGCTGATTGATAAACTTGATACCGAAAGACACATTTGTGCTGGGGTCACGGTAGTAGGTGGAATCATCTAGCAGCACAGGCCGCAGACCCGCAAAGTCCCCAGTAGGGCCAAGCGTGCGGGTGATGATGCCGGTGGGCCAAGTAAATATCTGATCTTGCGTGTTGAAAACCGAGAGTCGCTCGGTGTTCCACGAGTCAATCATCTGGTTTAGCGCAATCAGCGCATCCTGCGACATTGATGCGGAGGGTGTCTCACCTTCAGCGAGAATGCCAAGCAGTCTCAGCGCTCGGTTGATTTGATCGCCAGCGGTGGTCGCCATAATTGCCCCTAAGTTATTTCAGCCAGTGCGGGTCTACCCCTACGGCGCTTGACATCCAAAGTGTTGACGATCTCCTCTTGTGGAGGCGGCTCGTCTAAGGTGTATCTCACCCAATCATTCTTCTCATCATACACAGCCTCGGCCTCAACGCAAGCGACTTTGCAGCCGTGAACTGGGTGACGCAAATAAATAACAGCCATATCAATGATGGGGGTGATTAGCCCCCATTTGGTTTAACTAGCCACCAAAGGAACCGAATACCACTGAGTTGTGGAAGACGCTACCAGCATTGAGCTAGTAAGGTTGGTAATGCTATACGCACCGTTAGCCGCAACAGCGTTGACTGCCCCGCCAGTAGCGGGATAAATCTTCAGCGCTCCAGCCGCAGTGTTTTTAACAATGATCACCATACCAGCAACAGCCGTTGGCAAGATCAACCCTTTAG